TACATGTTTCATTTTTTGACGGTCTGCAGTTGTCCATCGTCCTTTTGTTTCTATAAACATGAAATTACCATTACGTTTAACGAATACGAAATCTGGAGTGTATTTTGCTTTGCGTTCTGGTATTATATAATTTATAATTTCTGTTTCATATTTCAAATCATATTCAGTAGATTTTATTTGTTCTGCAACAGTTTGTTCTAATCCTGATTTATATCCGTATTTAAGTGCAGCAGCTCGTTTAGAATTTCCTGCACTATGAAAGTGATTTTTTCGCATAACTTGTTTTAATTTTTTATAACGGTGTTATTTTAGAAACTTTATCTAATGGCGCCCAAAGTTTTAGTATTCCACCAAAATCGATTAATATATATTTTGGATTATGTTTAGATGTTGTTACATATTTAAGATACATTGAACTAGGCGCCTTCCACATTTTTTCAGCTTCAAAAAAGTTTTTAGTTGAATTATTAAAATAGTATAATTTAGTATCTTTTAATTCTAATTTATATTGTTTACCCGGTTGTAATTTCGAATCTGATTTTGGTTTCGGCGTTATTTTTTTCGGTGTTGTTTGATTTTGGTCCGATGATTGATTTTGATTTGATATTTTTTTCGGTGTTGTTTGGTTTTGATTAGTACTTATAGAAGGATCATCTGAATATTGACTTAAATCTCCTATTATTTGTTCTGTTATAGTTTTTTTCATTATTATCTTCGATTCGTTTGATCTTTGTACTATATTTTTAATTTTACTAATAATTTCAGTATTAAGTTCACCAGTATATGGGCCCGTTAAGCCAGTCATAACCTTTAATGCTTTTGTTAAATCTTTTGATTTAGTCCCCCACTGTCCATCTGCTTTAAATGGCGTATAAACATCCTTAGGAACACTAGCTTTTTGCCTCGTTTCTAGATTTAAATTTTTTAGTGCCTTCTCTAGATTCGGCCCAGCGTTTGTTATTTTATCAATCATTAACTGTTGAAACCATTTTGTTACGTCACTATATTTAGATGTTTTAGTTGCATTAATTACATCCTGATCGATATATTTATTATCTTTTTCTAAATCTAATAGTGTTTTTGGGTCTATTACATTTTTCTCATTTTCTGCTCCTTTTTCTGCTTGATTCTTAGCATCAGCAGCTGCAGCACCTGGTTTCTGTTTTTGATGTTGGTCATATTCATCTGTTGCAGTTTTTAAATTTTGTGCTTCTTTAGAATTTGTTTCGAAATCCGTTAGTTTTGTCTGTGCTGATTCTAGTTCTGCTGCTCCGCCAGTTAACGTCGCTTGATTAAACGCAGCTTTTAATTGCGTATGTTGAATTTCATATGCTTTTTTAGCTTTAGACAAATTATCAAATAATTCTTGATTCTTTTGATTCCACACTTTTACACGTTTTGAGTTTTCATCTGGCGGATTAACTATATCATCTAATAATTGAATTTTAGCAGCATCTTGTACTTTTTCAAATTTTGGTGGTGCATCTTCATTATTAAGATAAGATTGAAATCTTACTTTATCATACTGCATCCATTTATTATTTTGTTTTATATATACTAATGTATCTTCTTGATTATTATTCATATTAGACGGCACGGAATATACCATAATATCGCCAGTACCGGATTCCCATTTATACGGGTAATCAACAATTAATTGACCTTTAGATCCGGTTAAATCTTCTTCCGAATCAATTTGTAATTCAGGAATTCCTAATTGAATAGCTTCATTATTATATCGTTTTACTGAGATTAATATTGCTCCGCCAATACGGTTTGTACTTAATTCTGTTACTGGTACAGTTTTTCGTCGTACTCCATCTTTATCTTTACCGCCTGCTTCAACATCAATTAATTCTTTCCATTTTTCAGATTTAGGCATTATCCATACATTAATTAATTGTCGTTTTTTACCAATTGGTTCTGAATGTACGTAAATGTAATTTTTAGTTGCATATGGTCCTCCAGTACCAACAGAAACAGTCATGGGATCGCTACTAGGAGCACTAGTTTCAGAAACATTAGAAATTAATCTTGCTATTGTTACTGGACTCGTTTCACCTTTAATTTTAACTGCATATGCAAATTTTGCACCAGCTTTTTCAGCTTTCGCTAATTGTTTTTTAGACGCATTTTTTAATGTTCCACTTACAGCTTCTAATAAAACTTGTCGTATAATATTTTCTAATACTAAACTCATATCGAAATCTTTTTTAATAAATATGTTATCACCAATCAACCATTACCATTTTTCCGTTCCACATCATGATATTCTCTGAACGGAAATCTAAATCTAAATCAAATTCTGGTATATTCAATTTTTCAACGTCTTGTTTCAATGCATTTAAAAAATTATCTAGTTTAGCATTAACGTTATCTGTTACATCTAAAAACTCAAATATAGAAACTTCTCCACCTTCACTACGAGCATATTGTGCAAATTTCTGCATAAAGTTATCAATTTCTTGTTTTATTGAGCTCGGTAATGGTTCAGCATTTGCCATAATATACATATCCGACCCATTAACATAATAAACAGGAATAAATGTTGTAAAACGAGAATATTGATTAACTATGCGGTCCGCTACTTGATATTCGTCTTGTTCTTTAGTAATTTTAAAAACTTTGTCCTCTCCATCAATTTCATAAACACGACCATTATCACCAGCACCAATTATTTTAAATTGTTTATTTTTAATTTTATCTAAACATCGATTTAATTCCGATTCAGACATTTCAAAAAGTAATTGTTTTAAACGTATCATGATATATTCCTATCTAAATCGACTTTAATTAAAAAATTCATATCAACATCTGATCTTTTTCGAATCGGTTGTGCTAATTTACCGATAGCAAGTAATTGCCCAGCATCATCATATAACCCAATTGTAGTTACATATGGTGCAAATGTGCTACTAGATACAAAACTTTTATAGTTAACGTCACTATCATCAGTTAATGTTAAATTAGTAGACATATTAAAATCGCCTGCATCAACATTTGCAACAACACTTAATTCATATATAGTTACCGTACTTTTATATGATGCTGTATATGGTTGATTTATGATATTGTGGTAACGATAATCAGGTGTTGATATTACAACTACACCTTGTTTACTAAAAACATTTCCTACATGATCAGTTTGTAATAAAGTACCACCTTCAGTTCTATCAGCTAAATATCCAACTTCCGTACTAGTTAATGCTCGATTAAATATACGTATTTCATCAATAGTTCCGGATAAATTTGAACCAGATTCAAAACCGCCAATAAACAACGGATCTTTATTGTCAATACGAGCAGACGCAGATAATGGTTGTTGTAAATCTACTAATAAATCACTAGTTGTAGTTGCATGTAATGTTCCATCAACATACATTTGCATTGCACTTTCTGATACTTGACAAACAACATGGCGCCACTGATTCATCAATAATGATGATGTAATTTGTGCTTTATATTCTGTACTACCCGCTACTGAAAATAACAATTCATTACTTCCACTTAATTCAATTTTAAATGGATATTGTGGTGACAATGAACTTGATACTTTACCTAATACTAAAGCATTTTCCGAACCACCAGATGCGTTAATATAAAATGAAATTGCATAATTATGATTACGATCATAGAATCCATTTAACGTAGTTTTTATATATCCATTTAAAAAATTAGCTGCATATCCGATTGATTGATTTAATCCGGTTGTAGTTGTAACACCGGGTTGATATGTTACACCCGCAGAAATATATTCAGCTCTAGATGCATCAAAATATTCATTAAATCCTTCATAATACATTAATGATCTAGAAACAATAGATGCTGTATTAAATGATGTATCATATAAATTTCCATATCGATCTGAATCAAAATCGAAAGAAAATGCATAAGATCCAGTTCCATATGAAGCAGTTCCATAATATGCAATTGCATTTCCGTAAATATTAAATGATGCTGGTTTAATTCCTTCTCCTACGCGTATTTGCGGAAATGAAAGAATAGATGCAGACTGATATAAATGTTTTTTTGTGCGATTTAAATTAGTTGGTCCAAAGGTTAATGCAGGATATTTTTTATACTTATAATATTGATGATTAACAGAAAAATATGTTATTGTTTGTAATGATCCATCAACATTAGCAGCATCATTAAATGTTAATTCCGAACCTAATGCTGGTAAATTTGTTGTATCAGAATATATTGCTGTTAATGGTAATATGCTACTAGTAGAGCTGCCAGAATAAACCGTCCACGTTTTAAATGCTTGAAATGGATTAACTTTAACATCGGTTGAATCAATTTTTTTAAGTACTGTAGGAGTTACTCCAGTATAACCAACTTCATTGTATGTCATTCTTGATTCTGCCATATAGTATAAACCCCATTATACATATAAATATAACGGGGCTGAAATACTGTTATTTTTTTAGAAGTCTAATTTAACTCGAATCAATGCTTCTCTTTGGAATGATTTAAGTAATGGCTTAGATAATTTTGCTACTGCTAATAATTCTTGAGAATCATTATATAAACCAACTGTAGTAATATATGTTTTAGGATCGCCAACAAAAGTTGTTTGTGATAACTGACCAACACTTCCTGTTACATAAGATGGATTATTAGAAAAGTTATATTCTGCATTTTTAACACGAACGAAATAATGCGTACTTGTAACTTTTTCAGAATTACGTGCTAAGAATCCATATGGATCACCCGATGCTGAACCGGATAACATTGCTGATCCTGAAATTGAATGGAAAAGAGCAAAGTGATTATTACCTTCTGAACTAGAACCAGTATTAGTTTGGAAATTAAGTTGTTGATCTAACATTTTTCCATCTAATACAATTGTTCCATAATCTGGATATACTAATCCATAATAAATAGGAGCGGTTGAATTAAATACTCCACTACTAATTGATCCAGATACAATATTATAAACTCTTCCTGAATCTCCAATTGTAGCTGCAGCTAATGATGAATCATCAATAAGTGTTATTAATTTAGACCCCGACACTGCAACACTACCCGTTGCATTTGTAGGTCTAGAACCAGAAATTAATCGCAATGGAATTTCAAAATTACCCGCATCTAAACGCTCTTTCATTCTATTGCGTTTAAAATTAATTACATAAATTGAATCTGTACTACCAGATCCAGCTGTTGTAAAACGAGAATCTGTTGGAGAAAGTAAAAGTTGTCGGTATTGTGAATAAATTGCTTTACTAGGTGAATCATTAAGTTGACCTTGCGAATCAGATCCGCTTCCTAAAGCATTACCATATGCAATTGAATATTGAACTGCTGATCCGGTTTCTGACGGAGCTTTATGTAATACATCAACATAATATCTACGTTGCGTTGTAGTTTGAGTTGATGATGTAAAATGTGTAATTAAATTAGCTAATCCATCAGACCACATACCTGCAGTAACAACTTCTGTTTGATTTGAGATAACATCATTTGCTAAATCAAATTTAGTATAAGTTCTACCATTACGAGATAATACAGAAGCTTGTTGCATTTCCGCAACCATTTGGTTTGCAAGTTGTTGCGCTAATTGTTGTACCTGAGCTGTAACCGCAGCAGAAGCTTGCGTTGATTGTGCCTGTACAGCTGATTGAATATTTTGCGCTGCTTGCGTATTAAGACCTGTTAATGTAGCAGAAGATACTGGTGTAATTCCAGTCCCACGCGGAACTGCGCCTAATCTCGTTTGTCGTTTTAATTGTTTAATGAAATTTTCTGTTTTCATATTTTCTTACATATTTGCTGCTGTAGCAGTTGTTACTTTTTTAACTGTTAACGTAATAGTTACACTTCCACCAGTTTCATTACCAATTACTGTAATTGTCGCTGTTTTATCTTCAAGCATTTGCGTTTTAGCAGTAATACGGAATTCAAATCCTGCTACCGCAACACTTTGTGCATCTTCATTATCTCCAATAAAATTAGGAGTAGTAGGAAGTACTGAATTTTGTAAAGCTCTAATAACTGTTATATCAGCAACGGTAGAATCTGATAAAATTGCAGTATATCCTAAGTTTGAATTACCACCTTGGAAATTACTTGTATTAGGCGCAATAACTGCACTATTACCTGGAGCAGCTAATGTAATTGCGGTATTTCCTACGTTAATTACTGGAATATTAGTTGTTTGTTTAGGTAATGTAACTAATTTATATTTTAGTGCTTGAGTTTCATCTGGAATTGCTTCAGTAATTGGCATATTTTCTATAATAGTACCATAATATTCCGTTCCAAGTGGATGATCCGGATTCCATAATGAATAATCAATTTCATCGTCGCCTAAAGCAAACTGCGTAATATTAAATGCATTTCCGCCTTTTGCTAATAATTCGCGACCTTTTAATGTTAGAATTGCGTCAATTGTAACGCTAGAATTATCTAAGTATCCCATAATGTTTTAACCTTATTTCATATAAATATGTTTAGTATAATTTTTATGCTAATCTAAAACTACCTTGTTCGCCAACCGGTTGATATATCAATTGATTTGGATTTGCCGATCTCCATTCTGCTACAGGTCCGCCATCATACGTTTGCGTTGAATTAACATTAAATGCAGGACTAGTCATTTTAGTTCCAGAATAACGTTGATTATCAATTCCAATTGGCACAAAATCGCTAGTTTCTGCTATTTTATAACTTGCTGTAGTTGAAGAAGAAATATATATTTTATATTTAGCAAATTCAGATTTTACTGATGATGTTATTGCCGGGCATAATGCTTCACTCAGCCAATATGGTGTAGACGCTGTAATATACGTGCTTCCGGATAATACTAGGTATTCATATGAATATGCAACGCCATCATATTTATCGGCTGTTGATGCTGTTAAATACATTTGCCATTGGTCATCATCTTGTGCAGATATTGTTAAAACTCGTCCATCGATTGAACTAAGATATTGTAAATAATCTCCAGATCCAGATGGTGATACATTATCAATAATAACAGAATATCCACTATCATAACGTTCAATTTTAGGAAGTATTGTATCTTTACTACGTTCTAATATATTTGGTTGAATTAAAACACCGGTTAATTTACTTACTCGTCCTGGAAGTAATTGTTCTAGTTGTTTAAAAAATGATAAATCAAACAACGTAAACATTTTCAGATAATCATTGATATTATTACGTTCTGAATATTTTTTCCAATATCCTTGAGCAAAATGTATTAAATCAGGATATGACTTTGATTCTGTTTCACCTGGGTCTCCAATATATTGATCTAAATCAGTAAATCCGTATTGTGCAATGATATCTTCATCGATCATTGTTTGTGGAGAAAAATATACTCCTAATTTTTTACTGTCTAATGGTGCTCGATCAAATTGACTTCGTTCGGCTCTAGTTTTAACATCTAATGTGCCAACTAATTCATTTGATTCAATACGTATTTTATTATCATCATAAGTACCAGCTCCTAACGATACTGCATCATAATAATATGTTTCTTCATATGAATCATATGGTGTATTAAGTGACCAACCCGCAAATGATGCAGATATGTCAGATGGCTTAGGTTGTATTCCTTGCAAGGAACTAGTTTGCGAATGATCTATTTTTTGTGTAAGAGGTAATCTAAATATCAATTCTTCATATGCATCAATATTACCATCATATGCTGCAGGAGCTTTAACATGATTATTAAATGCAGAATCTTGCAAACTAGATGACCACAATCTTAATTCTTGAAGTTGTCCAACAAATCTACTACCACCCGTTGTTCCCCCTAAAATTACTGACCCAGACAATGGAAGTGATGAAGTAGCAGAAGCTGAAACAGCTGCAACGATTTTACCATATTTAGCTTTTTTTGTTACTAAATCTAAATTAGATCCATTGGTTCGCAATACGGTTGTTAACCATTCATCATTGTATATTTCAATATTTGCTGAACTAGTTCCATTTAATTGTATCGTTCCTAAATTACCACTAGTAAAATCAATTGTTACTGTATTAGAGCCTATTGTAAACAAGTTCATCGTACTAGGTATCAAAGGATTATCTACAATATCATCTGTTCGGAAACGCAGTTCAACTGCATTAATCGATTGTGAATAATTTACAACTACTGTACCTGCAGCACTACCACTTAAATCTAATGCATAGTCAAAATTTAATTTTTCATATACTGGAGCTCGTTCAATTCTAGGACCACCATATTCATTAATACTAATCAATGATTGCGGAATTCCATAACAAGAAAGTAAAGCTTGAATGCTTCGTTTAGTTCCTTTTGTTTTTAATAAGTATGGTAAATTATTTACAATTCGACGCCAAATAGTATAAGTCATATCGCGTCCTGGTACAGACGGATCTCCTACACTATTTGAACCTGTTAATGGCGTTCCTGCTTCATTTGTTCCTAGAAGATATTGCCATAATTCCTGAGATTGATTTCCATTAGTTAAATTCCAACCAAATTGTTTTGCTACAGAATATAACAATTCATTTGGCATACCTAATTTAGGATTTTCTTCTCGTTTATTAATTTGAGTCATATGATTGATATACGTATAAAGTATATCATAATGATGACCTAACATATTAATAAATGTAACTGTATCTACATTAGTTGGATCTAGTCGTATAAATTCCGGTATTGTATATGATAATGAATTAATATTTAAGTTATCATACAATGATGCTGATGCATATACTCCACTATACCATTGTTTAAATTGTGAACTAGTAGTCGCTGTTAATGTATAAGGATAAGTAGAATTAGTTTTAGGTACTGGTTTTATATAACTACCCGTTACGCTAGGAACAATTGGAGATTCAATCGGAATTTCATATGTAGTTACTAAAGATGAAGATTGATAGTATAAGTATTGCTCAAATGCATCAAATCCACTAATTAAACTAGTTTTTAAATTTAAAAAATCAGACTGATTCGTTGTAGCAACACTTCCTGATATTCCGGATATAATGATACTTTGCGATGTATAATATTCTAAAAGTTGTAATTTATATAAAAAATTTTCTAATCGCTCAACCGCGGAACTATAAAAAACAAAATTATTAAAATCAGAATAATCGATATTCAATTTAACTCCAGACAAACTTCCAGAAAAATAAGTATCAACAATTTGCTGTGATGTTTGCGTAGCTGAACCTAATAAGTCTGTCCAAGCTTTTAGTCCTGTTTCATTTGAAGTATTAAATGTAGCAGTTGCTTGCCAATTCGGATTACCTAATTTATTAAATTGTTTTTGTATTTGTTTTGCAGCAATTGCAACGCGATCTATATATGTTGGCTTTTGTTCTTCAACTACCCAACATTTAAAATTTACTTGAAATTCTTGCGATAATGGTTCTTGTAATTTTACATATAAATATTCGCCAATTACTACGCTATTTACATATGATACACATTGATTTCTACTAAAATTTAATAAGTATGATGTATAAAATCTAGATGATGTTTGTTTGACATTTTCTATATATGAAGTAATTTGTTTTAAAAAGTCAGGATCATCGGCATCAATTGCTCGTAATCTAATTTCCGTACGATCTGGAGATATTTCATCAATTCGTAAATGTTGTCGATTATAATCTCCAATTAAGTTTTTAAAAAAATTAACTGCAATTGTAAAATTACCAGCAGTTAACTTTAATAATTCTAATTCTTCATATAAATTGATTGCAATAGGATTAGTTATAGAAATCAATTCATTAGTTTGCGTATTTCGATACTGCGGAATCTTAGTTTTTAATTGTACAGAGTGATTTCCCGTTAACCAAGTTTCTCCGGAATAAACATGTAATTCAATTTTAGAATTTAGATCTGTTAATATGTTTCCATTCGGATAATATGCTTGTTTTTGATCATATGAAATTAAATCTAATTTTGTACGATCAATACGTTCTGCAGAAAATGATTTACCATTTACGTTTTGATTGATATTTTTATATTGTTTTAACATTATAGATCAATTTTTAAAATTTCCGGGTTTGTTGGCGGATCTGTTGGCGGTACATATGATTTTATAATGCGTAATGTGTCACCGACAGCATTATATACACCATATCCGATATTATTAGATAATGATTGTGTTCCAGGAATATCAATTTCTTCTATAGTCCAATATGCATTAGAAGTATATAAGAAAGCAGGATTTCCGGAAACTGCTTCTACAATATATAAATCATCTTCAACTAAATCATTCGTATTTAAAACATACGTTATTGATAACACTGGTGCTGCATTAGTTACACTTGATATAGCTTCGACAGTTGGAATTTCAAAAACTCTAAAAGCTTTTGGATTTGATCTTACTAATCGTATAATATTATTAGTATTATCAGTTTTCCATGCAACTTGTACTTGAATAGTAAACTTTAAAGTTTTACTTTTAGATTGTAATGTATCAATGATAGATCTAGTTATTGTAAATCCATTTGGCCTAGGCTGATTGCTTCCGTTAAACGGTAATTCTTTAAATCCTATAGCCGTTGTTACTCCATCATTATAAAACCATGTTGAATTATATGATGTATTAATTCTAATAAACGGATTTGGTTGATTTTCTGAATCGTATTCAATAAGAAATGTATATTCTTCCTTTATCTCATCAGATTCTAATACTAAATCTGCATCTAAATCTAAATCTAAAGTAGTTTCAATAGGAAATCTAGTAGGAAATTTAAAGTATGTAAATTGAGTATCTAAAATTTTCAACATTGAATTATTTGTTATCTTAGTTGATATTGGTTCAATAATTAACATAGGATTATTATCAGCATCTTCCTGCATCATGATATTTCCACCCTGATCCCTCGGAATAACAGCATCATTATTAGAAACATATGTTAAACCATTTTTTCGATACTTTGTTTGATTTCTAATAATATTAGAATCTAATTTTGCATTAACAAAGTTAGAATTTTGTTTTACTATGTTCGTATCTCTATTACTCATTATCTAACTACTTTAAAATAAATTTCATCATTAACATATTGTTCTGTAAATCCATCTACGATTTTAAATTCTAAACGATAATATCGTTCCGGCATCAACCCATTCATATCAATGTAAATATAATTACTAGTATTATCACAACTTACTTTAGTATAAATATTATCATATGGAATTATGTATTCATCTGTAGCTGCATCGCGAATTGCATAATATGTTGTTTGTGGCAATCGTTTAACGGTTTGTGTTGGAAATAAATTTGTCGGAGATTTTTGTGGATATTTATCTCTAGTATAAATTCTTAATTTTACAATTTCCGTGTCTTTATATTCTGGTTTTAAATTTGTATATACAGTATATGATTCTAAGCTAGCTGCAGATAATGAAGATGAATATTCTGAATTATCCCAATACATAGTTAATTTAGGAACATATATGGTATGAGTTTCTCTACTAAAATAATTGATATAACCAGTTACAGTACCATCTGCTTCATCTGCATCTGACAATTTAATTATAAATCCGTTATTATCAATTGATTGACTATTACTTCCACTTATCCATTTTAGTATTGAATTAGATACGTCTAATGTTAAATCTGTAGTTTGATATGAATAATCATATGAACTAGAAAATGAAGTGCTACCCGTACTATATAACCAACTACCTCCTGCTCCAGAGCCAGATACAAATATACCCGATGATCCTAATTCAATTTGTTGTGAACTAGAAATCCATGAAGAGCCTGATTGAGAATCTAATGACCATGATGCATATGGTGTTGCCCATGTAATACCGTTAGATACAATTGGATTTGAGTTTAAATATCCTGTACCATTCGTCCATGGTTGTGCTACTAATTTAGATTCTAAAGTATATTGCGCCGGCAAATTTTTTGCATAACTAGTATAAAGTTGCAATACAAATTTACATGAATTTATATTCACGCCATATTTAGAAACTGTACTTAGAATTTCCGATGTATCAAATTTAATTAAAGCTCTAGATTTAAGTAATGTACTACCATCTGTTCCTAAACGTTTGCCAATCTCTAAAAGTTCATCTAAACCAGTATTAGTAGTTTGTATACCTTCATATACAGTAGCATCAGATTCGGGATAAAATATTCTAAACATAATATACTTTTAGTATAAATATTCAAAACTTAATAACTTACCACTCTACCTCGAATATCTTGATTTGGAAATTTAACTTCGAATATACTAGGATCTAATGATGGATAAATTACGCCATTGCGCGTTGCTGAATCTAAATCATATACATTACCAGAATAATTAAAATCAGTATCATATAAATTTTTAAATTTTACTCCAACTACGCTTTGAACTCCTTTTATATTAGCTAATGTAGTAGTAATATCCGATTTAATAACTGGTTGGTTTATTTGCCATTTATCTACATCGAACAATTCTCGCAATGAATTAATACATTTTAATAAAACTTCATTACTATTATAATTTGGCAATACTGAAATTTCAAAATCGATACCAATATTAATAATAAATGCATCTTTAATATTAATAGCATCAGTTAGAATTCTATAATAACCTAGATATGTTTTTAAATTTTCTTTTATAGCATCATTCAATGCAACTAATTGTTTAGATTCATTGAATCCTAAAACATATAAATTCATTGCTAATGGATTAGCAATTCTAGTTGCTTGAAAATCTGCTTGTGCAATTTGGTCATCTGGAACAATATATGCTTTTGCAATACTACCAAATTTTTGAGGCATTGAATATGCTCGTATAATATAATCATCGCGTGTTACTAAACGATTTTGAGTAGCAAAATTACCCAATGCATTATTTTTAATATCCTGCAAAGTATCAGCTGTTTTAGCTCCAGCAGCCGGTGTTGCATTATTAACTGCTACTGTAGTTTTAATGAAATTTACTAAAGATATATTATTAACGGAATTGATATCATCATCATATTGTATATTATCTATTTTAGTTAATACATTGATACCAACATTATCTGAAATGCCGTTTCCTACTGTATATGTTACGGTTAATGTAGTATTAGCCGGCGCTTGACCATATGTTCTAGTATATAAGAAATTTGAAGGATCAATATCAACATCTACTAATCTTCGTACACCACTTAATCCATTTCCTACGTTACTAGGATTTGGAATAATTTCTTCATCGTTATTATCTGAAATACCTGCGCCAAATTGTAATTCTAATTTATTATCACTTCTCAATCTCGTAATAAATCTTTTAGCAGTTTTTCTTAATTTGAGTAAACTAGGCGATGATGAACGATATTGATAAAAATCTGGATCATTTTCTAATAAATTCGGCACTGATTCAAATATTGTATCTTGTGCTAAATATGGAACTTCATACCAATTATCACCATCAGCTTCTGTTACAGAAATAATTTCAATAATGTTTGTTTCTGGTAATACAATTTTATCATATGCAATTGGAGTTCCAAAAGAAAATGTTTGTGTTTTTACTTCACCAGATACTGCTTGTATTTGTTTTTTTAAAAGATAATAAGTTGGGAGTTTAGTTGCATTATCAGTTTCATATATAGTAACTTCCGTTGGATCAATTGAAGAAGAATATGAAAAATCTATAGAATCTAATGTTCTAAAAACAGCGCTGCCATTTGATTGTCTTACACGAAATCCAGGTTTAATTGACAATGCATAATTAAAGTCAGGTTGTATATTTGCACCTGTTCCAATTGATGGAACTAATTGATATACATCTAATGTGACATATGCTGGAACGATGTTTTTTGGACGATATCCTAAAGCTTTAGCTAAATCATATATATTTGCACGTTCAGATGCTTGTTCTAAAAATGATTCTCTTAAATTATTATCTGCGTAATATGATAATACGTCTCCAACATATGCAGCAATTTCCATGAAAAGCATACCCGGAGATGATTCATTAAAATCATTATATGTATTAGGAAAGTATTGTTTAGAAAATTCAATTAAGTTTTTTCTAAGTTGGCCAAAATCTTTACCTAGATATGAAATGTCTTTTTTAATTTCCATGTTAAACTATTTCTAATCTTTCTTC